TGTAAAAAAAGAGAAATCTTTCTTTGTTCAGCTTGATCAAACCTTGTCGGCTCTAACCAACAGCGAGTTTGGAACAAAATATCCCAAGAAGTCATTTGGAAACATTATGTTTTTCCCGCTCCGAGCAGCCATTAATGCCGTGTATAAAAGTGTACACCCTAACTTTGCGAAAGAGTTACCGTTTGTTTGTCTTGGCAATGTAGCTTATCGTTCTCTTGGAAGAACGGTGTGGACAAACATTGGAGACATATTGGTCGAGCTTGGCACATTTCAAAGATGGTTTTTCAATTCTTCATTCAGAAAAGGAATTTCAGAGTGGAGAGTTGGAGACTTCATGCAGGAGGTCATGCAGACGCTGGTGCCAGAAGTCCTTCACGATCATTCAACTGGTGAATATGGAAACACAAATTTTGGTCCCATTAAAAAACAAGAATATGTATTGCCACAGAGCTGGTCCAAAGGAAAAACATCTCACTGGTCTCTGCCGCTGATTGTTGGAGGACAAGGCTTTCTGCCAGCTCTGAGAGATGGAAATGCCAAAACTGAAACTTTGCTAGAGGATGTTTTTGCTAGAGACATAAAAAGAAAGGTGTTGTCTGGAGAGCAAGAGAACACTCTGGTGTACTATCACCAGTTTGGCTCATCTAATCAAAAATATAATGAGATAGTCTCACCTATGTTGATTCCCGCCAACGGCGAGTTTGACAGAGCCGACGATGAAGCTCGTGGCCAATTTCATTTGAACATCGGCGACTCCGCTGGACTTCTGAAGACAATAGGTTTCTCTCAGCAAGACAATGCAGCGCTCAGAACTGCGTTAATGCTTGAAATGAACAAAGATGATTCAATTTCATTTTTGAAATACGCATATAGGTCGGACGCAACTTTGGTTGGCAACAATATATTCACAAACGCAGGCTGGTTCGTGTTGCCTCTAAACCCTCTTGGTATAGACGAGGCTGACGACCCCGGCCTTGCTGGATATTATAGAATTGATGAGCTAATTGATTCTATCGGCCCTGGAGATTATACCACCATCGTCAAGGGGCAGAACTTGTTGAATAATCAGCAGATCATTAACCGCAGAAATGCGGCCAAAGTGATCGAGTCGTGTCCTGACTCTTCTGACGAGCAAAAAAAGAAAGCTAAAAAAGATAAGAAAGTTGAAGAGTTCCCAATCGTTATAGAACACAGCATTGAAGACTACCTTATTGATTTCCTTATGAATGACAAAGTAGAAAAAGCATACGGCTTAACAATAACAAAATAATGAATGGCAAACTATCAATCAACATTGACGACTTAGAGAGATCTCTCTCTCCCAAAGCAGAAGAGGTACTCCCGGTAGACCCATTCAAGCAAGAGAGGGACAACATAGAGAAAGCATTCAAGCAAGAGAGGGACAACATAGAGAAAGAGCATGGAGTTATTTCGGCAGCATCCAACACCTCTGATTCTAAAGAGAATTATATTGGTAGATCAAATTATAGAAAACTGTTCAACACCCACAAAGAAAATCTAATTGATACGTGGTATGAGGATTCGTACTATGGAAAGGTTGATATCATTGGCAATTTGATTGTGCCTAAAAATAACATGGTAAATGTTGGCACCGATGATAAACCAATGTATTTACTTAAGTTTGCAGCCAGCGCTTTTAAGAGTTTGTTGGCGGACTACTCCAAAAAGAAAATAAACAAAAACAAAACCAAGCACTTGAGAGAAGTCAACCCAGTAGTGGGACAAGCAAGTGCTGGCGGCGTAGAAGAAAACTACAAAACATACATGGAACGATTCTACGACGAGTTCTTATCTTCAGCCCTTAGAGATTTAAAGGAGAGCGGCCGGATCATAAGTCTTGGAGATTTTGTTAGAGAACTCATGTCTTATGTTAGGACCACGGAAAAGGTATTTACATTCCCATCCTATGTAGAAAGTTCTGAAATCAGCGAGTATGATTCGGGATTGATTATCGACATTTTGGACATATCTCCTGATGATGACAAACAAAAGATAGAATTTTTTGATGATATCAACTATGCTGTCTATGAATATGTTGCCAAGACTAATGGCTTCAAGATTGATCCAAACATTCCATGGCGTTTGATTGCAGATATGCGCTCTTCGTTTATGAGGAAGTTCTATGAGGAGAAATTCGCATCACCGCAGATAGCATACACAGCTAACTTCAATAAGGTGGGCGACTACAGCAGATCTTTTGAGAAATTTAAGAAAGAATTAGATTTAATGCACATAAAGTTTCTTGAAGAAAACCCCCACTATTTAATCGATACAATTGAGGGTGGCAAGCCGATCTTGAACAAGGTTCCGCGCACACCACACAACGAAAACCAAAATCTAATAGAAGATTACGTTGAATGGTATATTTTGTTCAGAGTAGCAGAGTCCAAGGTAACTCTACAATCATCAGTCCTTAAAGATTTGGTCTTAAATGGAAAACAATTATACAGACTTTCCAATAAACGAGACGAACCAGTTAAAACAGAACTCAGAGACAGAATAACCCACCTTGTCGAGTACACAATCGGCACACCAGTGCACCGCAAATCTTCTCAGTTGACGGGAGGCTCAAAGAGTGTTATATTCTTGGGCAGGGCAATTGAGTAGGTGCTGAGTGAATTATCAAGTAATTGACAATAAAGAATTCTGTAAAAGTGTATATTGTGACGGCAAGCTAACTGATGAAGTGCCTGCCGACGCCAGCGGTACGTGGAGGTACGTCCATGGCCGCCCATTGCAAGGTCCGTGCGCCTACTTGTATGGCTCTGGCACGCCGCTGGAGGGCTTGTGCCCATCCCACATGAAGCCGGAATGGGACGAGGCGTATACACGGCTCAGAGCGCTCTACAAGAGCTTCTACACCGCGAAGGTATCCCTACGAGAACATTGCTTTTATGACCTGATTCCTGAGAGCTTTTTGATGCAGTACATGAAGGTACAGTCGGACATTATTGCATACGTTTTGAAGACTTATGATAAACCTGAGAATTATGATTTTCTTCTGGAACTTCACATGCTTGCGGAGGAGATCAAGAGCCACAAACTGAACATAGATTACAAGAAGTTGAATGAACATAGAGCGCTCGGGAAAAATAAGACATTTTTTAAGACAGTTCTAAAGGCTGACGCTCTTGTCAAGTATGATATCTTTGGGACAAAGACGGGCCGCCTTACAACGACCAAATTGAGCTTTCCCGTGTTGACATTTGACAAAAGATTCAGAGATGTTCTGAAACCCAACAACGATTGGTTGATGGAAATAGATTATAACAGTTGTGAGCTTAGAGTCCTCATGTCGTTGGCTGGACAGGACCAGCCAGAACAGGACATTCACGAACACACCAGAAAGAAGCTGTTCAACAACAAGATTACAAGAGCAGAAACAAAAGAAGCTACGTTTGGTTGGCTGTATAGATCCGACAAAGAAAAATACAAAGTAAGGCACGACGCAGACTTCAGCAAATTGTTTCACACAGATAAAGTCCGAAGCGATCATTGGGATGGCAAAATTGTCAGAACCGTGTATAATAGAGAGATAGCGTCCGACGAAGATCGATGCTTGAATCACATTGTACAATCAACCGCCGCTGATTTGTGTACAACTAAGACTGTAGAATTGAACAAGTTTTTGAGAGACAAAAAATCATACATATCATTCATGAATCATGACGCAGTTATAATTGATTTGGCTCAGAAAGACAGCAAGCATATTAAAGAGATTATGTCTATCTTTCAAGACACCCGATTCGGAAAGTTCAAAGTGAACGTCAGTTGCGGCAAGAACTACAAGGAACTTAAGAAGATATGTTAAACGTTATTGGTTTTGGAACAGCAGGCTGTAAGATAGCAGAACAATTTGAGATATACCCTCAGTATAAAGTTCATTATGTTGACGTTGGGCGATCTGGGGATCGCTGTCACAACTTCCCGAAATGCACAAGCATGGAACAGGCAGAACGAAAGACACCGAAGTATGTGCGTTTAAAAAAAGAGATTATTGGAAGGGAGATTATTTTTGTTTGCGCTGGCTCTGGAGTCACAAGCGGAGGCATTCTTCAAACGCTGGAGAGATTAAAGTCTTTCAACGTTACTGTGGTTTATGTACGACCGAGCAGTAAGTTTATGGCAAATGAAGCTAAGCTTAGAGAGGGAGCAGTCTTTCATGTGTTGCAACAATATGCCAGAGCGGGGCTGTTGAAGAAGTTGTGCTTGGTTTCAAACGAGAATGTGGCCAAGATGATTGGTCCCATGTCACTGTATGAATACTTTAGTAGGATTAATGAATTTATTAGGGATCACATCAATATGGTTCAACACATCAAGGGTATGAACACCTCTCTCATTAATAACATCTCGGAACCACACGAGATTAATAGAATTTCAACCGTGGGTGCATTTGATTTGGTCAACCAAGAAGAGAAATATTTCTTTGACTTGGAAAACATAAGAGAAAAGAACTTTTTCTACCTGATCAAAGAACAAACACTTAAAGAAAAGAACAATTTCTTAGATAAGATTGTTGAATTATCTGAGCAAGCTATAGAGTCAGATGCCATGTCGGTGTCTTACAGCGTAACACCGTCAACCTACGAAGACGATTACATTTTCCTAGAAGTTCATACTAATTTCGTACAAGAGTAAAAAAGATATTGACGGGCCAGCGTAATCTGGTATAATGGATCGAGCGAGGGTTGGAAATGACTTCCCTCATAATTTAATAATAAGGAGATATATTAAATGGGTATTAATTTTGATAAAATGAAGGCTAAGAAGACTGCACTGGAATCTAGGGGCGGCAATGGTAAGAATTGGTTTTGGAAGCCTTCTGATGGTGATCAGGTGATTCGCATTGTTCCCGATGCAGATGGTGATCCCTTCCGAGAGTTCTGGTTCCATTATAATCTGGGCGAGAACTACGGATTCCTATGTCCGAAGCGCAACTTCGGTGAAGATTGCAAGGTCGACGATTTGGTTCGCAAGCTTTACAACGATGGTTCCGAAGAGAGCAAGAAGGAAGCTAAAGATCTGAATGCCAAACAGCGTTTCTTTTCTCCTGTTATCGTGAGGGGTGAGGAAGAGAAGGGCGTGCGAGTTTGGGGTTATAGCCGAACCGTATACGAGAAGCTTCTGAATCTGGTGCTTGATCCTGATTATGGCGATATTACCGATCCCGAAACCGGTATCGATATTAAGCTTACTTATGGTAAGAAGAACGGCGAGTCCTTCCCGTCCACCGATCTTAGTCCCCGGCGCAAGTCGTCACCCCTGTCGGAGAGCAAGGATTTGACTACAGAAATCGTTGAGACTGAGGTTGATTACGCAAGTCTGTTTACGCGGAAGACTTCGGAAGAAGTAACCAACATGCTGGACGAATACCTCTCGGATGACGAGACGGAACTTAGTGTCTCAGACGGTGCAGCACCCGCAAGCGATGTTGATGCCGCCTTTGAAGAGCTAACCCGACAAGCTGGTTAATTATTGTGGAAATGGCATGCAGTTCGAAGGGGCTGCATGCCATTTCTTTATGATGTTAAGGAATAACAATGGCTAAGAAGAAGAAACAAACTGAAGGTCGGATGAGCATGGACGACATGCGGAAGATCATCAATAAGAACGCGGGCTTTGATATTGCGTTCAATTTGGAGGATGAAAATCCGACAGAGGTTAAGCAATGGATCCCAACAGGTTCCAAGTGGCTGGACGGTATCATCGCAAGGGGCAAATGGGCTGGAGTTCCAGTCGGCAAAATTTCAGAACTTGCTGGAACAGAGTCATCTGGCAAAAGCTATATGGCGGCGCAGGTTGCAGCCAATGCACAGAAGATGGACATTGACGTAGTGTATTTTGACTCCGAGTCTGCTATTGATCCGTCATTCTTGCAGAACGCTGGCTGCGATTTGAGCAAGTTGCTTTATATTCAGGCACAATCTGTCGAGTTTGTGTTGGAAACTATTGAAACATTGCTTGTTAGCGAGAACCAGATGTTATTCATTTGGGATAGCTTGGCTTTGACGCCAGCAGTTTCAGATGTTGAGGGCGACTTCAATCCAAACAGCTCAGTTGCTGTGAAGTCTCGCGTGCTTGCAAAGGGATTGTCGAAACTTATTCAGCCCATCGCCAATAGGAACGCAACGCTGCTTGTCTTGAATCAGCTTAAAACAAACATTGCAAGAACTCCGTCAGAGGCTTTGACAACCCCTTACAAGACACCCGGTGGAATGGCTTTGACATACTCATATTCATTGAGGATTTGGCTAACAGATCGCAAAGGAAAGGCTAGCTTTCTCTTGGACGACAAAGGGTTCAGGGTCGGCACAGAGTTGCGGGCTCAACTGAAGAAGAGTCGCTTTGGAACGCAAGGAAGGCAGAGCACTTTTAAGATTATTTGGGGTGACTCAGACAATGTTAAAATTTGTGACCAGGAAAGCTGGCTAGAAGCAGTTAAATCTTCAGAACATGTGACGGTTGGAGCTTGGAATGTGTTGCACTACGCAGATGGAACGCAATCACCGAACTTCAGACAAGCAGACTGGGTTGAAAAGCTTAAGGATAAGAAGTTCTACAATAGAGTCATTGAGTTGATGGAAGAGGAAGTGGTCCTTAAGTTTGATAAGCGTCTGGGAGACGCCAGTAGTTTCTACGATGTAGACGGAGAAGAAGATGGCAAGTTCAAAAAATAAGAAGTCTGATGGTAAGCGCAAGAAAACGTCTCAAGGCAATGGGCGATTTACTAAATTCCCACACAGCAAGGCGAGCAAGCTGTATAAGAAGAAGTACAAAGGGCAAGGGAAATAGTAGATCTTGACGGGCAGCCGCTCTCATGGTACAATGGGTGCCATGAGAGCGTTTCGTCCTTCTAAGAGAGTCCTACGGTTTATGGAGCTTGCTGCTAAGGTAGCACAAGACTCTAACTATCATGATTATCGTCACGGAGCTTTGTTGATTCGTGGCGGTTCTGTTTTGAACTGGAGCGAAAACAAAAACCAATACTGTGACTTTGGCAACCGCTTCAGAGAATATAACACTGGCTTGCCAACAGTTCATGCGGAGCTTGGTGCAATCCTTGGTGTTGACAAGAACAAGACAAAGAACGCAACGATTTATGTTGCTAGAATAGGCAAGTCAGGTGACTGGCGATTGAGTAAGCCGTGTTCAATGTGCTGTGCTGCTGCTAAGTTCGCAGGGATTAGACAGATTGTGTATTCAGTTGATGACGAACACGTTGGGATTGTGAAATTGTGATTAAAGAAGGCGACTTGGTAAGCAGGCTTGTGTTTTGTGGCTGGTTTGGCGGCAAAGCAAGGAACGAACCAAAGGGGATGGGAGTTGTGTGTGATACTCCAAAAATAAGTAACCGCTTCCATTATAAGGTTTATTGGTATATTGGCCCCTTGAGCACCCCAACATACAAGCGTATTGAAAATGCTGACTTAATTGTCAAATACGAAAAGGATAGTAAATGAAGAGAGTATTAGTTATTGATGGAACCAATGCGTTCTACAGAGCACACATTGTGGACCCAAGTTTATCAGCAAATGGCAAACCAATTGGAGGACTAAAGGGGTTCCTTAAGATTTTCCAAAAGTTATGTCGAGATATGAAGCCAGACCGCATTGTTATTTGTTGGGATGGTGCGGGCGGTTCGAAGAAGCGCAAAGCTATGGACAAAGGGTATAAAGCGGGCCGGGCACCCCTGAGATTGAACAGAAATCACTCGATGCTTACACCAGACGAGGAACACCAGAACATGATCGAGCAACAACTCAAGTTGTTTGACTATATTGATGAGATGCCTGTGATTCAATTGATCGCAGAGGGTGTCGAGGCTGACGATCTAATTGCAGTTGCCTGTCAGGAGTTTACTAGAGCACAAAAGATAATCATATCTTCAGACAAGGATTTTTATCAGCTTTTGGACGATGAAACAATACTTTACAGACCAATTCAGAAGAAATTTTATAATAAGCGCCGGATTGTAGAAGAGTTTGATATTCATCCAAAGAATTTTGCACTGGCAAGGGCAGCTGTTGGCGACAAGAGTGACAACATTGAGGGTGTTAAAGGAATTGGTTTGAAAACTATCTCAAAGAGAGTTCCGATCCTCAAAGAAGATAAAGATGTTACAGTCTCAGATCTAATTAAGTATTGCAAAGAAGTTGACTCTGATCTATCATGTTACACAAGCTTGATAGAAGAGGAAGACAAACTTAAGCAGAACTACAAGATGATGCAGCTTTATTCGCCGCTAGTTTCCATACAGTTACGAACGAAGATCAAATCAATGATTGAGAACTATCCGAAACAACTGTCGAAGACCGAGATTAAGAAGATGATGATCAAAGATGGGTTCCCAGAGATTAGAATGACAGATTTGTTTGCTTGCATGAATCGGATTGCAGATGAAGTTTGAAGTCGGAGATATGTTTATACACAAAGAACATGATGAGCTAGCTGATCCATATTATCTTGTGGTTGTTGTTGCTTCGGCTGAACGATATGAATATGAGTTTCGGGAGATTGGCCCGCGCATGGTTTGCAAGCAATATGGATTACACAACGTTCGGTTCGTCGATCAACATTACAGGAAAATATGTTAAACGCAGCAGATAAAGTAGATTTTAGTAAGTTTGGTATCAAGTTTCAAGAGAATCTTGTGAAACTCATCGTTCTTGATAGGCAGTTCGCAGATCAGATCGGCGAAGTGCTTGACATGAGCTTTTTTGAGAGCAAATCATTACAAGTTTTGACAAGAGTTGTTTATGGCCACAAAGAAGAGTATAAGATCCATCCGAGCTTGCAGACGCTTGCCATTATTGTCAAGAGTGGCATAGGTGGTGAAGGAGATATAGTCCAGAAGCAAGTCCGCGACTTCCTTGTTAGAATATATGCCAATCAAGACATTGATGGCAGAGAATACATCAAAGATACGGCTTTGGACTTTTGTAGAAAACAAAAGCTCAAAGAAGCTATCATTAAGTCTGTTGAGTTGCTAAACAAGTCATCATTCGATGAAATCTCAGGCTTAATTAATAAAGCTTTGACTCTTGGTCAAGAGAACAATTTTGGTCATGATTACATTAAGGATTTTGAAAAGAGGTACACTCATAAAACACGCAACGCCGTAACCACTGGCTGGGAAGACATTGACAACATTACTAGAGGCGGCATGGGAAAGGGCGAGCTTGGAGTCGTTATTGCGGCCACTGGTGGTGGTAAAAGCCACGTTCTCGTTCACCTTGGCGCGACAGCTATTCAGAAGGGTCTAAATGTAGTACATTATACACTAGAAATGTCCGCAGAAGATGTCGCCTTACGGTATGATAGTCTCAACACAAAGACCAAGTTTGACGACCTTCATGAGTTTAAAGATTTGGTTAAAGAAAACATCCAGAACATTAAAGGGCTGTTAACTGTCAAAAAGTACCCGCCACGCAAGGCTACCACTAACACAATTCGCAATCATCTTGAGAAGTTGAGGAACAAGGGCCAGGAGATCGACCTTATCTTGGTTGATTATGCTGACTTGGTGAAGCCTATTAAGTACGGGGCAGAGAAGCGGCACGACCTTGAGCTTATCAACGAGGAACTTATTGCAATTGCTGAAGAATATGAGTGTCCAATTATGACTGCAAGCCAAACAAATCGCTCTGGCTTGAACGCCGAGTTGATTACAATGGAATCGATTGCAGAAGCTTATAGCAAATGCTGGCCAGCTCATTTGATTTTTACACTGTCTCGAACTATTGAAGATAAAAAGAATAAAACGGGAAGGCTGTTCATTGCTAAGAATAGGTCTGGCGTTGACGGGTCTGTATTCTCTATTTATATGGATACGGCAAAATCAGAAATTCGCATCACAGCAGACTCTACGGAAGAAACAATCAACAAAGATCCAGCCAAGTCACAACTAGACAATCTCAAGAAGAAGTACAAAGAGCTTAAGGCAGCTGAAAAGGCTGATCCCGAAAAGGCCAAAACTGAAGAGATTGAAAATACTGGATCGGCTTGAAAATTTTCTTTGGTGATTTTTTGAGATTTTAAAGGATAATAAACATGGAACTAGCTAGCAGGATCTTATCGGATATTACAGTACACATGAAGTACGCAAAATATATTCCACATAAAAAGCGCAGGGAAACGTGGCATGAAATCGTCACTCGCAATAGAGATATGCACATCAGGAAATATCCTGAATTGAGGGGTGAAATTAAGTCCGCCTATGAATACGTTTATGATCGAAAGGTTTTGCCAAGCATGCGCGCAATGCAATTTGGTGGTAAGCCAATTGAGATTAATCCAAGTAGGCAATATAATTGTGCTTTTGCCCCAATCAACGATTGGCGCGTATTTAGTGAAGTTATGTTTTTGTTGCTTTCGGGTTGCGGAGTTGGCTTTAGTGTCCAGAGGCACGATGTTGAACGATTGCCAGAAATTAAACGCCCTAACTCAAAAAGAACAAGGCGGTTTTTAATTGCCGACAGCATTGAAGGCTGGGCAGATGCGATCAAAGCACTTACAAAGAGTTATTTCTTTGGAGGCTCAACGCTGCGCTTTGATTACGGAGATATCCGAGCAAAGGGTTCGTTGTTGGTGACTTCCGGGGGCAAAGCCCCCGGCCCACAACCACTAAAGGAATGTCTCGTTAAAATTGAGGGAATATTAGATGAAAAAGAAGAAGGCGACTCGCTATCAACAATTGAAGTACATGACATTATCTGTCATATCGCGGACGCTGTATTGGCTGGCGGAATCCGTCGAGCGGCGCTCCTAAGTCTGTTTGACGCAGATGACCCCGAAATGCTTGCAGCAAAGGCTGGTAATTGGCAAGAACAAAATCCACAACGCGGGAGAGCAAATAACTCTGTGAATCTCATGAGGCATATGATCACAAAAGAATACTTTAGAGAGATATGGGAGAGGGTCAGAGCGAGCGGCTGTGGAGAGCCTGGATTTTATTTGTCAAATGATATGAATTGGGGATGCAATCCCTGTGCAGAGATTGCACTAAAGCCGTTCAGCTTTTGTAATCTCGTTGAAATCAACGCATCTACAATCCAAAATCAGGAAGAACTTAATGATTGTTCCAGAATTGCATCGTTCATTGGAACATTGCAGGCTGGTTATACAGACTTTCACTATCTTAGAGATGTTTGGCGCAGAACCACAGAGCGCGATGCTCTGATCGGCGTCAGCATGACCGGAATCGCGTCTGAATCTGTTTTGAAGTTAGATTTTGAAGAATCTGCCAAGATTGTCGTTGACACGAACGAGACTGTTGCTGGAATTATTGAAATTAATAAGGCAGCCCGCTGCACAACAGTCAAGCCAAGCGGAACAACAAGTCTTGTCCTTGGAACCTCAAGCGGAATCCACGCATGGCATGATCAGTATTATATTAGGAGACTCAGAGTTGGAAAAAATGAATCCATTTACAAATATCTCTTGGAAAGTCTTCCAGAATTAGTCGAAGATGAATATTTCAGACCCCACGACACAGCAGTTATTGGAATTCCTCAGAAAGCGCCAGAAGACGCCATTCTCAGAAGTGAATCCGCGCTGCACTTTCTCAAAAGGATCAAGAAGATTTCCTCAGAGTGGGTTAAGTTTGGACATAGAAAAGGACAGAATACTCATAATGTATCGGCTACTGTAGATATTAAAGATAGCGAGTGGTTCGATGTCGGCGAGTGGATGTGGGAGAACCGCAATAGTTACAATGGGTTAACTGTTCTGCCATATTCGGACCACGTTTATAAACAAGCCCCATTTGAGTCATGTTCCAAAGAGACATATGAACATCTTGTGGAGAGCCTCAAACAAGTCGACTTAACCAAGGTCGTCGAGGAACAAGATAATACGGACTTGCAGGGCGAGCTAGCTTGTGCTGGACCTGGGGGCTGCGCTGTGCTATAATGGCACCATGAACAGGAATAGAGCAGTTTGGAGCGCGTGTGTCGCGGTTGCTTTGGTGGTCTTGTTTCTTGCCCAATGTGCAAGAGCATCGACGGCTAAAGAGTCGGCAGAGTTTATTAAAGCAAAGTATGGCGTGTCGGTGCATTATAGCGCGGATAGGGATGTTTATTTTTCCAAATATAAGCAAAATCCACCATACAACGCCAAATGTAAGAAAGCTTCGCGATTTGCTGTGTTGAAAATCATGAATGACATCAAGAAGTTCCTAAAGATGTACAAGAAGCATGTTATATCTGAAAACCTTGATGGAATTTTCATTTGCGATGTATTAAAGTTCCATGGGATGAGGTATGCGGGGACATATATCGGGAACAGCATCTATGTAGGCAGAAACAGTCCGTATTCTCACCTTCACCATGAATTCTCCAGCATTTTGATGTTTAATGGTGACTTTCGTTTCCCGTGGGTAACTTGGAGAAAGCTCCGTCGCGGGGTTAAAGACGAGAAGATTGATGCGTATTTGAATGGCACCGTCCAACCTTACTTTCGATCTAAACGCCTCCTGAAGATGGGCTTGTATATCGCATATGCTCAAACAGATTTGGAAAATGACTTTAACGTCACCGTCATGCATTACATGACAGAGCGAGCATTCATGAAAAGGAGAGTCACAGGATATCCAATCATGAAGGCAAAATATAATATCGTTGACAAGATGTATAAAAGGATCCTGAGATAATGGAAGAAGTTGGAATGTTGCTGGAGCATATCGGTGGCATGGTTCAGGAGTTAGTAGTGATAGAGTTTTGTTTGGTTATGGTTATGGTCCTTGTTGCGGCGAGCGTGTTTACCAGATGGAGAGACAAGAAATGAACAAGTTTAAGTTTGAATACTTTACAAGCCTATTCCATTCGGCGAACAGGCGACAGAAGATTGCAGCAGCAATGTTCATGACTGCCAAATTCACCTTGCCGTTCGCCGTGTTTGTCATGTGGATGAGCAGATATTGGGGAGCAGCAATGATTGGCGTTTATGCTTCCCTTGTGTGGGGAACTGTGTTAGTATGCTTATATGACTGGCAAATGAAACGATGGAATCTGGATCAGTTGACTGTCTCAGAAGGGGGTGATCTTAATGAGGCAGAGCCGCAGGTAAGGCACGGGCTTACAGGTGCCTTAAAGACGAGGGTTGAATGAGCGATACAATTTATCTATACGACGACAACATTGGCCGAGTGCAATATGTCCAACACATGGGCAACGATAAGATGGCAGTGAACGCTGCTAGAGTAAGTTTTGGTCAACACAACAATAAGCCACTGGCGAACAAAGATAAGAAGCTTATCAAATATCTATTGAAGCACAAACACACATCACCATTTGAACATGTTAACATAACGTTCAAGTTTGTTGTTCCGTTATTCGTTCGTTCGCAGCATCACCGCCATCGCGTTTGGGCTTTTAATGAGGTGAGCCGGAGATATACGAGCAAAAACATACAGTTCTATGAGCCAAAGGAGTTCAGACAACAGCACGAATCAAACAGACAAGCCAGCAAGGATGATGAGCTAATCAATCCAGCAGTTGGGACTGGCAATCTTTATTTGCCATCTGAAATGAAGGCTTCAAGGCTTATGAAAGAGCACAACATTCATTGTCTGAAGTTGTTTCACGGTATGCTGGCAAAAGGTGTATGCAGAGAACAGGCACGCATGGCCCTTCCTCAGAGTTTATATACTGAATATTATGGCACGGTTTCGCTTCACAACCTTCTGAAATTTATTGACCTTCGGACGCACGAAGGGGCACAATGGGAAATCAGGAAAGCTGCCGAGGCGTGCCTTGAAATTGCAGAGCAACATTTCCCAGAGACGATTAAAATCTGGAAGGGACTGAGAGATGAGTAAGTGCAATTATTGTGATTTTGGATATAAAGACGAAAAAGACTACCTTAAACACTTGAACGAAACTCACACAAAGTGTTTCTATTGTGGAAAGGTGTTCAACAATAACCCAGATGACTATGCAGTCTGCGCTAAGTGCGGAGAGGTATTGGAAGATGATTGAAAAAACAATGGTAAAGCCGCTAGCAGAGCTTATCTACCAACATTTGTGGGCAGATGGCGGCGACGGCGACGTTTGTATTCTCTTTGGCAAAGAGGCCGCCGGCATGATTGATCTTCTAAAGGAAGAGGTCATATCAAAAGATGGTTATTGGAGTGAATATCCTTCAAGTTCAGAGGGAACGGTTGTTCTTTCTGACGGAAGCAATGAGAATATTATTTTAACAACCAATGAGGAAGTTTATGACAACCAGCCATCGTGGGTTGGGTTGTTGATTAAGTATAGGATATAAAATGAACTATAAATATAGGGAACCGCTAGAGCTACTCGTTAGCGGGCTGGGCATGATTGCTTATGGTTCGATGTGCGTCATTGGCGCGCCAGTGTTGTTAGTATCATATTTGTTGGCAGAAAGAAGGAGCCAAAATGAAACCGATTAAACTTTACAAAAAAGATTCAAAAAGTGTTATCCGAGTTTGGACAATTTGGACAGAAGATAACACCATTTATACAGAACACGGTGTTTTGAATGGTAAAACTCAGATTGCCTCCAAGAACGCTCTTGGAAAGAATGTTGGGAAATCAAATGAAACATCAGCTAGTGAGCAAGCAGAGCTTGAGGCCATATCTATGTCCAAGAAGAAGAAGGACAAGGGCTATGGCGAAGATTTGAAAGAGGTAAGTAACCCAAAGGAACTTAGAATAAGTCCCATGCTGGCTCACAAATGGGATCCAAAAAAGAAAAAACTACAATATCCAGTTGATGTTCAGCCAAAACTTGATGGAGTCCGCTGCCTTGCCCATTGGGAGAATGGCAGAGTTGTCTTGAAAAGCCGTGGCGGAAAGCTTTACAATGTGCCCCACATTTCAAACGAATTGGAACAAAAGGACTTCCCAAAAAACATTGTGTTGGACGGAGAACTTTATGTTCATGGAATTCCATTCCAGCTTTTCATGAGACTTGTCAAGAAGAACAGGCCAGAAAGCGTTGCGTTGAAGTTCCATGTTTATGATGTAGTAGACCTTAATGAACTAGACCAACCTTGGTCGGTACGCAAAGATATACTTGATGAAGTCTTTGAAGAAGATCTATATGAGTGTGAACACACACACGCTGTGCAGGCGGGAACTGTTTTCTCTGAAGAGAAAGTTTTTGACATGCAAGCTTACTACATCAAAGAAGGTTTTGAAGGACTTATCGTCCGACTGAACGGGGGAAAATATAGGCTCGGGCACAGGAGCAGAGAGCTGCTGAAGTTCAAGAACTTTGACGATGAGGAGTTTCAGATTGTTGATTTCCAAGAGGGAGTTGGCAAGGCAAAGGGCAGCGTGGTTTGGGTTTGTGAAACAAATGGTGCAGAGTTTAGTGTTGTCCCCCGGGGCACATACGAGCAGCGCCAGGACTGGTTTACAAATGGACAATCTTTTGTAGGTTCTCAACTAACTGTAAGATATTTTGGAAAGAGCGAAGACAAGATTCCACGCTTTCCAGTCGGAATCAACATAAGAGAAGAAGGAATTTAAAATGAGAGAAGAATTGGATAGAAAACTGTGCGAGAAATATCCTAAGATTTTCAAAGATCGCAACGAGCCAATGAATAAAACTGCCATGTGTTGGCGGACTAATTGTATTAGAAAAGGCGGGGTTGTTAGGTGACAACGCAGGAAAAGATCCAAATGATTCTGACACTAAGCTCTGAAGTAGAAAAGGCTTTGTGGTCGGAGATGAAACATGCAAACAGGACAATATCTCTTAAGGAGTTGTCAAGGTTGCAGGTTCAAGCAAGACAATTAAAGAAAGTGTATGACAAGTGGTCAAAAGAGCCCTAACAACTAAACAGCGTGTTCATTGTTTCCAGAAGATTTAGAACGTCATTGAAGAATAGTCTTTTTTCGTATTCTAAAATGGTTGATTCAATAAACTGTTTGAGGACATCGTGTCGAGCAGACAGGGACAACATTGGAAACCGAGTAAACGCTGAATGAATCATTCCCACGATTTGCCCATTCTTATTGAAGATTGGTGAGCCAGAAGAACCACCAGTTGCCGGAATAGAATAGGCAATGGAGTCCCCAAATGGTCCAGAGTTATATCCTTCAAAAATTGGAATCATGCTTTTGTTTGCAATTCCAGCAGGAGCAGCTAGGTTATATACTTTGTCTCCAATCTCAGAAGGGTATTCGGATATTGGTGCAGCTGGGGCTAAGAAGTTTCTAGACCACAAAAGGCACAGGTCGTGTTGCTGGTTTGTGTTGACTACCGTAACTGAGTGTTTATTACCCCTTATATCTAGGGCGTTGAAGCCCAACAGATATGGTTTTCCTCGAAAGCGCTCAAGAAACTTATTTGAACAAACATGTTCAGCAGTTAGAATGAATGCGCCTTTGGAGTTTCTTTTGACAACAACGCCACTGGCCGCCGATGCGAATTTTTGAGACGAACATAGTTTTTTGCTTTTGTCGCAGAATGACACGGTTAGGAGTTTTTGAAGCTTTACGAAAGATTCTCTCGGGAGAACCCGGCCAATTTTTATTCTCTGATAAGTTGCACACGATAATATACACGAAATCATGACAAAAACAACGCCAACGCGAAAAATAGTTTTCATAGCATAATTAGTTGTATTTTTGCTCTATGTCGTCACTATTTATAATGCAGTAAGATATAAGGGAGAATTGTTTGATGGATAGTTTAGTAGGATTGGTGATTGTTTTGGGGCTTGTGTTGTCCCCGGCCCCTCCGCCGAACAATGACAACAAAAACAACCAGAATAAGAAGAATGTGCCAGAGCTTATTGATATACATACACAAAATAGTTCAAAGTTTGTTAACTGTTATGGCTGGCACGCCGCAGGGGACGGAGTTTAAGAAATGGGATTAATTGCCAAGAAAGTAGATCAGATTTGCAAAGCAGAAAATTTAACAATTTCAGAGTTCGCACTCAAATATCCTCACTTAGTTGAGCTTTTAACGAAGGAACTTACCATCGTAAAGGGTTCAAAGAATGAGATGTATGCGATTCTGGATAAGAAACAACTATTGAAGGGGTAAAATAATGTCTAAGCTAGCTATAAGCGCGAATCCCCCCGAAGTTGTTACAGATTCATCCCCGACCAACGGAGGGTCTCTTGAAATGTATATGGTCGAGAAGTTGATTGATTTGACAGAACAGTCGGTCAAAGCTCAATACTCTACGGTGAGTGAGATCAAAGAATTACGAACAGAGTTGGCGGGACAATCAAAAAACAACACAAAAGAATACGCCGCGATTTTGCAAGAAGTCCGAGAAACAAATAAGTCTCGGGTTAGGCAAGTTGCTGACTGGGTTGCACAAAATACGGCGACAGCTTCTGTCATGTTCATTGGCACTTTGCTTGCTGCCGTTTTGGTGGTATTGATTTCCCAGACGATTAATGCTGATAAAATCAACACACTAAGAAACACAAACACCAGCACCACACCAGTCCACGCACATACGACTGTGGATGAGCCATAATGAATTTTGATCAAAAAGTATTTTATAACACAGCTAGCTCGGCAAAGCTGGACTGGCAACCTGAATGGTTTGGCGTATCTGGTTTCGGAAGATCGTTAATCAAGGCTGTCAAGCTATTCCAAAAAGATCATGGGCTGGTCACAGATGGCCTTGTTGGGCCTGTGACGTTTCGACGGATCTTTACACAACATACTACCGACATAGAGGCGATAGACCCTCTAGAATTATCAAGTTCAAATTATATTATCTGTGATTTGAAAAAGGTTAAGGTCGAGTGGGACAAAGTTATATCGATAGACAGTCAAGAGTCAAAGACGCTTCCGAAGCAGAATTATAAGACATACAGCAGACATCGAAAACCTTCCATGATAGTAACGCATTGGGATGTTGCCCTCTCAGCAACAAGCTGTTACAACATTCTCAGGAAAAAGGGTATTTCGTCTCACTTTTGCATCGACAACGATGGAACAATTTATCAATTTGTCGATACGAATCATGCATGTTGGCACGCTGGCTTCAGAAGTGTTAACAACAGAAGCATTGGCATTGACCTAAGCAACGCATATTACACAAAATACAATCCAACATATGAGAAGCGAGGCTTTGGCCTGCGTCCAATCATGACAGACTCCATCGTGCATGGGCACAAGCTCAAGCCACATCTGGGGTTCTACGGAGTCCAGATCCAAGCCTATTCAGCGCTCGTGGATGCGTTGTGTTCGCACTATGGCATCCCACTAGAGAGTCCAGAGGATGACGCTGGAAGTGCGCTCTACGCGATCCACAGAGAAGCTGCCAAGGGTAAGTTCAAGGGTGTCGTTAGCCACTTTCATCTGACAAAGAGAAAGATCGACACCGTGGGTCTTGACATACAAAGGGTGTTAAACAATCTTAAATGATGGACAAACGTTTTAAAGATTGGCGCAGGTTTTTAACTGAGGTCCACAGGGATTGGGATCCGGAGGACAGCTCCAACTTGAAACCAAAGCCTGGAGATCCCGACTGGAAAGACGAACAAAAACAGCCCGTTAACGCAGATTGGGCAGATTTGGCTATGGCCGCCACCAAGATGCCGCTAAACCACAAAAGAGACACAGTTGGCCGGTCGGACCCGGATATTCTGCAACATGTCCTTGATCGTGGAGGGATGAATAGCACTCAAAATCATAATTTTAAGATTTTAGCAAAAACTGAAAGACTCAGAGAGATTATGGTCGAGAAGAGTTCTATCGCTGCTGCATCAAGGAAGATAGGAACCCTCACCCAACAAATCGGGCTAATGGTCAGGGAAAACAAGATTTTCAATGAAGTCAAAATTAAGAAATATTTGGGCGGCGGGTATTTTGGGGCCGTATTTGAGCTAACAAACGGGCATGTCCTCAAAATATCTTATGGTTCTTGGGACGCCGAACAGGCGATGGTTGATTATTCAGGCACTGCTGACGCAAAAAAGCATGAGAAGTCGGTGGATGATCTGTTCAACACCAAGTCAGCACACAAAAGCACATTAATGATCTATGATTATGGAACAATCACATTTTCTAACACACCTGAAGACCTGTATTACGTTGAAATGCCAAAGCTTATAACAATGGATGAGTTGTTTTATGGCAAATCTTATGATGCGAATGATGAAATCCTTAATATTAAAGACGCATTGGTCAGGAAAATGTATCCACCAGGAATGGTTGACGCTACTGAGCACGATGAAACGGATGCCTTCCAAAGATCGCTGCAAAGATCGCTGCTTTCTATGGAAGAGCAAACATTAGAAAGGGTTTTAGGCAATCTTAAAATTCTCAACATGAAGCAGGCGATGAGCCTTATACGAGAACTGATTAAGATACTTAAATCTACAGATGTCTATAACTATACAGACGCCAAGCGGCTGGTCAAAGATGTTCGCTACATGAACATAGGGGCTCTTTCTCAAGACCCCAATACTTTAGTTCTATTCGATTATTAATGAAATACGAAGTTGGCGATTTGGTACAAATGCCGGGCAGTTCGTCAGATCACAGAAAGCCCTTTTACGGGATCATTCTCGGCATTTTAGATGGATGTGTCCAGACTCGCTGGATTACCCCCTGGTGGGGTAGCCATGAATCTGTGTGGGGCGAGTCTATTGAAAAGTTTGAAAGTCGCATCTACGAAGGTGTGTATATTATTTTATAGAATGGTTTGACTTCCTCCTGATTGGTGGTATAATGGTATCACTGTTGGAGGCAGCTTTGAAGAAACGATTATTGGATATTGCAACGTTGTTGGCTGTTGGTCTATTGGCAGTTGCCATGATCACTAGGATCGTGCTTGGATCAGTGTGGGATGTTTTACGAGGTATACGCTCTAAAGAGCAACGATGAGTTCCAAATGATTGTGCGAGCTTTGGTTAAAGCTGGTCAGGAACATCAGATAATTTTTGATAAGAATGACGTTGAGAACGTTATTGAAATAACTCAGTCTGCTAAGTTGCCAATAGTAGTCTTGATTGCGAACGGAAATAGAAGTTGGATTGGCAACTATGAAAGTCTTAAACAACATTTAGAAAGGAGAAAATATGTTAAATAAGAAAACTAAAGCTGAACACATTACTGATTTTGTTAAAGCTATGGCGGAAGTTGAGGCTTGCATTAAGCCCTATAAAGAAGACTTGAAGGATCTTCGGAAGAACTATATTGATAATGATTGGTTGTCGAAGGACGAGATCAAGATGGCAAAGAAAGCATACCGTTTACTAAGAGACGATACTAATTTTGATTTGCTTGGAGATTTCTATAATCAGGTTGAAAAAACTTTACGGGATGATTAATGAAGTACGAGATACATGCAACCAATAGACACGTTTTGGTTAGAGAGGTAAAGGGTCCGGTGGAAGTATCACCTGCGATGAACGTATTTTATGTACCCGACGAGGGACCAGCACGAGTAGTAACGCCTGGGAAGGTGTGGATGGAAGTCGCCGCCGATTCGCGGATTGGCCCTGCTGATTCCCATATCTCTAAAGGTTCATATATTCTAGTCCAAGGATCCATGCGAGAGAGAGTGCCAGTTCCTCCGGGCGGTTCCGAAGAGTTTTATGAGGACTTGTTTGTCGTATTAGAGAATTATGTATGTGCAATCGCGGACCCATTGCTGTAGGGAATAACATACAATCGTTATTGTATTCCTACATTCACTGTGTGCCGCTAATATATACACACGATAAGAAGCTGAACAAACATGAGTGCTTGCCGGCCAAGTTGAGTTTTGGACAATTGCCCTTTGAAAACAAAGCGGTCTTCAAAAGAACATCAAAGGGTGTTGTCCAGTTCGGCAGAAACATTAGTGAATTGAGGGAGTATCTTGTTGGGATATTGTCTCTGTCTGGGATGCTTTGGCCAGCCTCCACTCGGGTTAGTATTAAAGACAGGTTTATAAAACTAGGTAGAAGCCGCAAAATCATTCCCTTCTCTGAGCTGAGAGTGTTTAACACTATTATGGTTTCTGGGTTAGAGATTGATTCTGTCGATTATAGTCCACGACTGGTCTACGATCTGTGTGAAGTTACTACTAAAAAACACAACTTGTTCTTGATTTATGGGGACGACGACTTCGCAAAAGAGATTTACTTCAACAAACACAACAAGATACTGGTTAAATCTCTGATAAAAGAGGAAAATCTGTTGGAGTTCGAATACGGAGTGGTCGCTTTGAGATATTTAGTCGCAGATCTTATAAAAAGGACAAATCTACCTTACTTTATAAGGGGTTTAGAAGTAGAACATAAGCAGAGAACAGTATTCAATCAAGACAAGGACATTTGTTTGGAGACAGAGGGCGTCATCTATGACGCCAGGGATATAGAACAGTTTTGCAAAGAAGAAAGCAAATATATTTTGGACAGAGAGGCAGACGCGACAAAAACGCCAAATATGTCGCAGGCTGCATATCATTGCCACATTCACCGCACAATTTCGGATTTGATTGGGTAGATTGCCTGATGCCAATTGGTGAAGGTTACACACTTTTAGAGCGCGCCGTGTATGAGTGCGCCATGGCGGGCTGTCATACAATTTGGATAACAGTCAACGATGATTGGCAGAAGCTTATCAAGAAAAGGATAGGCGACTACGTTGAAGATCCTTTGTATTTAAACAGGGTTATGGATCGCTGGCCTTCCGAGAGCAAGCGCCGCATTTACATTTATTATGTTCCAGAGTTGGCGAGGTATAGAACAGCCAGATACGGGGATGCCTGGGGTATTATTAATTCAGCAATTTATGCAACTAGAGTTGCCTTTGGTGTTGGAAGTTACACCGTTCCAAGTTCATATTATGCGGCATTTCCCATGGGATTATACGAACCTGAGCTAGTCAGACAACATAGACAAGATATAAAAAATGAGAATAAATTCTACATTGAGCATGACGGGAATAGTATCAAAACCGGCCACAAGATGGGCTTTTCTTTTTCGTATGAAGACATGAGGGAAATAAATTGTGAGTTGGGAAAGAGACGATTGACGGGCAATTTGTCCTTCACTGACGTATACAACAAGCTAGATTTTTCTGGTGTTGACCCAACGCCTGCTCCGTGGTACAATGAGATCGAGTCATGGCCAGACTACGCAGAGTATATGGCCTCAAATAATAAGCTGGACAAGCCTGACATATTTTGTAAGGCACCAGTTGCTAACGTTGTGGAGTTAAACGATGAGTGAAGAGGCATATAAAAATCTACCGGTTAATCTATTAGTTCGAATGGGATGGGCATTGAATTGGATTGAACTTTCAATAGATCAGAGGGAACTCGTCGAGGCTCTAACTGAATTCAAAAATGGCGAACTAGAAGATCTTCAGCGACAAGTTATGGATCTGGAAAACGAAGTAGAAGAACTGTCAGCGCCCACCCAGTATTAGGAGAAAATATGAGTACCACGAAACCAAGCATCCCATTTGTTGGGCTGCACAATCATACCACATTCAGCGTGTTTGACGCTATTGGATATCCGCAAGATCATATGGATTATGCCCATGAGAATGGCATGAACGCCCTTGCGATCACCGATCATGGCAACATGAATGGGCTGGTATATCAATACCTTCATGCAAAGAAAATGAACGAAGAGGGCAAAACCTTCAAGCCGATTTATGGTATTGAGGCTTATTTCATTGATTCTGTTGCGGACTGGCAGGTTGATTTCGACAAGGCCCAGGAAAAAAAGAAGAAATCAAAGAAAGAGTCTGTTGAGCTTTCTGTTGAGGATGAAGCGGAGACAAAAAAGTCTACCAAAAATATCCTTAATAGGCGTGCTCATTTGCTTCTGATTGCGAAGAATCTCAAAGGACTACACAACATCTTCAAGATGGTGTCTGAGTCTTATAAGGCGCCCAACTTCTATCGATATCCGCGCATTGATCTTAACATGCTAAGACAGCACAGTGAAGGGGTTATCGTCACAAGCGCTTGCATGGGAGGTCCATTCGCCAAGGAGTTTTGGAAAAATCGAGAAAATGGCGAAACTGCAATACTGAATGGTGTCCGCAAAATCGCCGGCCAGTTTTTTGAGATTTTTGGTGATCGCTTCTATGGAGAGATCCAGTGGAATAAGATTCCAGAGCAACATGAAATTAATAAGTACGTTATCCAAGTTTGTAATGAGTTTGGAATCAAAGTAATTTCCACCGCCGATGCCCACTATCCACGACCCGAGCTGTTTAAGAGCCGGGAAATGTATAAGAAGCTTGGGTGGATGGGCAAGAAGAAGGATTGGGAAGATAGACCACTTCCCAACGACCGATCAGAGCTTGATTATGAACTATATCCTAAAAATGGCGACCAAATGTGGGAAGCCTACAAAACTTATTCAGAAATGTGTGGTGCTGTATACGACGATGACTTTGTTAAGAGATCCATCGTGGAGACCCATAATATTGCACATAACGTGGTTGAAGATTACGACTTGGCTACGTCAGTCAAGCTTCCTAGCTTTATCTGCGATGATCTATCTTCTGCTGATAACACACTGAAATCTCATTGTGAAGTTGCGATGCAGGCTCGCGGTATCACGGGCAAGAAATATCGGGATAGGCTACAGCTGGAACTTGATACGATTTTCAAGAGGGGCTTTTCGAAATATTTCCTAACAATGAAAGAGATTTCAGATGAAGCTCAAAAGCTTATGTTGGTAGGCCCCGCTCGCGGCTCAGCCGCCGCATCGCTTGTGGCTTATTTGCTGGAGATCACACAGGTAGATCCGATCAAGAACAACCTATTGTTCAGTCGGTTTTTGTCTAAGGACGAAAGCAGTGGATATCCTGACATTGATTATGACGTTTCAGACAGAATTGGCCTGACAGAACACTTTGTTGCGAAGTGGGGAGAGAACAATGTCGTTCCGATTTCCAACTACAACACCTTGCAACTACGCTCGTTGATTAAAGACATTTCAAAGTATTATGATATTTCATACTCAGAGGTGAATAAGGTCACTAAGTCTATGCTGTATGAGGCGACTCCAAAGGCTAAGGCAGCCCACGGGATTAAGGCTGGCGTGTATGTGCCGACTTTTGAAGAGATTATGCAGTATTCTAGTTCTTTACAGAACTTCCTCAATGCCCACCCGGAAGTTAAGGAACACGTTAGAGTATTGCAGGGACAGGTTCGCTCCGTCAGCCGCCACGCTGGCGGCGTTTTGATTGCAGACAGTCTTAATGAAAACATGCCGCTAATTAACAGTGGCGGGACCGTTCAGACTCCATGGAGTGAGGGGCAAAACGTTCGCCACCTTGAGCCGCTTGGGTTTATTAAATTTGATTTGCTTGGCCTTTCAACCCTGCAAATGATTGACGAGTGTATTCGACACATTCTTAAAAGACATTACGATGTTACAAATCCATCCTTTGAGGATGTGCGTGAATTTTATGCAGACCATTTGCATCCAGACATTCTCGAAGTGAACGAACGTGCAATTTACAAAAAGATCTTTCACAAGGGCAAATTCGCAGGAATCTTTCAGTTCACTGAGTCTGGTATGCAGAACTTCTGTAAGCTGGCAAAGCCCAACAATCTCACTGATTTGTCGGCAGTGACATCAATCTTTAGACCGGGGCCGCTATCGGCCAAGGTTGACAGGCTGTATGTTAAAGCGAAAGGCGACAAGAATAGTGTCTCATATCTTAATAAGGAAATCAAGAGAGTTACTAAGGGAACTTACGGACAGTTGATTTTCCAAGAGCAGATTGCAATGCTTGCCAACGAGCTTGGTAAGGATATCTCACTGGATGAAGGTAACAAACTACGCAAGCTTTTGACGAAGAAAGGCACCGGAGAGAAGGAAAAACAAAAGAAGAAGATTTACAGCAAGTTCATCGACGGATGCCTTGAGAAAGGAATGCCAAAGATTGATGCAAATGCGTTATGGCAAACAATGGAGTTCTTCAGTGGTTATGGTTTCAACCTTGCTCACGCTACAGGATACTCTATCATTTCGTTCCAGTGCGCGTGGCTGGCTTATCACTTCGAAGCTGAGTGGATGGCTGCTTTCTTGGACAAAGAGCCAGAGAAACGCAAAGCCAAGGCTGTGAACCTTGCTAAGAATTTTGGGTACAACCTCAAAAGAGTTGATATCAATAGCTCTGGCAGAACGTGGGAAATCTCTGAAGATGGTAAGACGCTGATCCAACCCCTTACTGCCATTAAAGGTCTTGGCGACAAAGCTATTGATCAAATCCTATTGAATCGTCCTTTCGAAGATGTCGAAGGCTTTTTGTTCAATGAAAACATTGTGTACAGCAAGCTCAACAAGAAAGCTCTTGATGTTCTCTGCCGTAGCCAAGCTTTGAACTGTTTGGTTGACAACAGGTTTACTGGTCTGAAGTCGTTTTGGTCTGCCGTAGCTGTCGACAGAGCTAAGACAAAAAAGAAGTTCCTTGAAAACATTGAGCTTTATAAGGAAGAGGGAGATTTTTCATTGTCAGAAAAGATTTGCTATATTTCTGACTTGACGGGGGTTTATCCTCTTGAACTTGTTATTGAAGACGAGCTTCTTCATAAATTTGAGAAGCTTAATATTCCTGCTCTGGGTGAGTGGGACAACAAGCTTAAAATCGCATGGTTTATTCCCAAAGAAGTCATCGTGAAAGAGACAAAGCATGGCAAAACCTATTGGATTCTAAAGGTTATTGATGCGACGAACAAAGAAAATGATATCAAATGTTGGGGGATCAAACCAATGTCTGACAGCATAAAACTTAATAAGCCATACATTGCCAAATTGGAACACAATGATAAATGGGGCTTTTCGTCGAGATCTATAAAACACAATTTTAAGTTGCTGACCTAGAGCATCTGGAGTTTTCATTTCGGGAACACTATTTATAATAGCGTTGTTTATAGTGGGAGTTAAATTGAATGCCTAATCCAAGAAAACGAAAAGTAAAGAAGAACATCAGACGAGTCTTAGACGATACTAGTTTGACTTCAGTAACCAAAGCCACCAGACTAACAGCTTCGCTAGAAGAGGCTCTAATGTGGCAAGGTCTTTCCAGGTCAGGTTCCGTCTCAGCTTCGTTTAAATCAGCCGAGTTGGCTTTAGTGAGCGATAGTGATAGCGATAGTGGAAGTTATGGTCTGTGGTCAACAGGAGGCGTTGGAGCTTACGGCACTGGCGAATCAACCGACCTTGCCAACTTTGACGGTGCCGCCGGCGAAGGCTTGGTTTATCATTACCACATGGGCAAGCTAGGCTCTGCGGACTTCACTGTAACATCTTCAGGTGATGGTGAGGAAGAGCAGATTACGGTAGGCATTATTTATGGGCAAGAAGGTGTGAGAGGTAAGTACATTCCTTATTACCAGCGAGATGGTGATAACCCACACGGAACTGCTTCAATTCGGCTGCCCTCAAACATCACAGGCTCTGCAACCGATAACACTCACATGGTTTTCTATGTAGCTGGCGAGCTTCATGACAATGATGACGGCAATATTGGCGATAGAGTTTCATTCTTCACTGGTTCGGACTTGCTTAGCTTGGCCACCAGCGCAACTGATGCAAACCTTGGCTCTTTGACCAAATCAGCAGGCGAGATTACAAGAGGCTCAGCCATCTTCAGTGGCTCTGATAGCTTCGCATCTGCCTCATATTACTTCCCTTATGGAACGCTAGATAGCGGCATCCGTATTGAGTATTCAGGCTCAACCTCTGTCCGTGAAGACAAAGCATATGCAGGATGGATGGTTGTTTGGACAGCTTCGCAGGCGAGTAAAGCCATTACTGGACAGTTTTAAGAGTAGTTAGAAACAGCTTAAGAAAAAAAACCCAGCTTCGGTTGGGTTTTTTGTTGACAGAGCTTGCACAATGTCATATCATAAAGGAGTATGAAGGAGAAAAATGAAGGTTTATAGAATTAGAAAGGATGCTAAATTGCCACACAAGGCACACGCGACAGATGCAGGATATGATCTGTTTTATTGCCCAGACGGCTCACAAAGGAAGTTGTATGATACACCAGATTTTCATATTCCACCAAGAGCTTCAAGGGTTTTACCAACCGGGATAAAGGTTGAAATTCCGTCGAATACAATGCTTGAGATTAAGAATAAGTCTGGCATTGCTTCAAAACGACAACTGATTGTCGGAGCTTGTGTTGTAGATTGTGGTTATGATGGCGAAGTCTTTGTAAACCTTCACAACGTAGGGGAGACAACCCAGGTGATCAAACCCGGCCAGAAGATGGCACAGTGCGTTTTGATTCCTTTGATTGATTCTGGAATTGAAGAATCATTCGAAGATGACATCAACAATAACAGCGCTCGCGGCGACGGCGCGCTAGGTTCAACTGGAGATTTTTAATGGACAAGCATGATAAGAGAGTAATTCATTCAGGCGGCAAAGACGATTGGGAAACTCCGCATGAGTTTTTTAACAAGTTAGATGCTTGCTTCAAGTTTACACTAGATCCCTGTGCCGAAGCTAGCACCGCCAAGTGTGTGAAATATTACACAAAAGAAGAGAACGGCCTAGACAAGTCGTGGAGAGGTGAAACAGTTTTTGTCAATCCACCATATAGCAAGTCGGATGAGTGGCTGGCAAAGTGTTATCAAGAATCTCTTCAGCCGAATACGGTTGTTGTTGCTTTGGTCGCCGCCAGAACAGATACTAAACGATGGGCAAGATATGCCATGAAAGCTGACCAAATTCACTTTATCAAGGGCCGACTTAAGTTTCTTGATGCTGGCAACGAGAGAGACGGTGCACCATTTCCTTCAGCACTTTTGGTGTTCCGAACGGGAGTTGGCCTGAGCAATAGAATCTACGGACCAAGAGTCTATACATTGGAGAAATAAATGAGTAATCAATTAAGAAAAATTAGAAGGAATAGGGCTAAGTCTTTTATGGGCAATTATAAAAAAGAAATTGCTAAAAATATTAAAAATAAGATGAATATGTTTAACCGCATACCAGACAATTGTACTGTTTGTAACAAAGATTATGACAAGACAAACAGAGAAATGGCAATGAGTTGGCGCGTGTTTGTTAAGAAAGACGAGGTTCGCCTTTATTGTCCAGAATGTTTTGGAAGAGCAGAGTCTCTGGTGCAGAAAATCAAGGAGAATGAAGATGTCGTATGATTTAGACATGCATCGAAAACAACTATCTCAGTTTGGTAATAGTTCAAACAAAGAAGAGGGCGTTGTGAAAATGAAAAAGGCAATTTGCTATGACGATGTTCTGTTAGTTCCAAGATACTCTGACATTAGAAGTAGATCGGAGATTAATACTTCTAATGCTCTAGATGAAGGAAGGGATATCTACTTCGATCTTCCGATCTTTGCAGCTTCGATGGATACTGTCACAGGGCTTGATATGGCTTGGTCTATGAATGAGTCTGGTTGCGGGTCTATTATCCACAGATATTGTACGATTGAGTCTCAGACTGAAATTGTTCGCAGGTATTCAAAAAAGTATAGAAATTGCATGGCTGCTGTTGGAGTTGCTGGGGATTACATTGAAAGGGCGCGAGCACTTGTTGAATCTGGATGCAAGGCAATTTGTATTGATGTAGCTCACGGACATCATGTTTTGATGAAGGAAGCAATTAAAGATATAAGAAAGGCGGTTGGTCCCGACATTCATATCATGGCCGGAGCAGTTGCAACGCTGGAGGGTTATAATGATTTGGCTGATTGGGGCGCTGATAGCGTTAGATGTGGCATTGGAACTAGTGGTATTTGTTCTACAAGAATACAAACGGGGTTCGGTATTCCAGGGCTTGAAACAATATTTGAATGTGCAAAATCAGACAGAACTGCAAAAATCATCGCTGATGGTGGTATTAAAAATTCGGGTTGTATTGTTAAGGCTCTTGCTGCTGGTGCTGATTTTGTTATTTTGGGATCTCTTCTATCTGGAACTAACGAAAGCCCTGGGGAGTTTGTGGTAAGAGATGGCATGAAGTACAAAACCTATCGCGGCATGGCAAGTAAAGAAGCTCAAATTGATTTCAAAGGATCTTATTCATCTTATGAAGGCATTTCCGTCGAGGTTCTTCACAAGGGTTCGGCAAAAAACATTGTAAAAGATCTGAACCGTGGCATCCGAAGCGGCTTCTCATATTGCGGAGCAAAAAATATCAAGCAATTAAGGAAGAAGGCCAAATTCATTGAACAAACACAGGCTGGAATGGTGGAGAGTTCAACATATTTGGAAAACAGGCAATGAAAGTCCCAGAGGATCATAAAGTCACAAGGTTCTCAGTCCATAAAGAACTTTTGATGAGATTTAAGGCACGAATTTTGTATGATGAGTTGCCCCAAACTGCCTTTTTTGAAGAGATTGTAAAACTATATGTTGAACAAGACGATGCAATTTTGTATCTTATTGACGAGTTGAAACAAAGATACAAAATACAAAAAGCGGCAGCTCGAAAGAAGAATATTAGGCTACGAGACAGGGGCAGAAAGGTGAACGATATGTTCGAAATATCTCCCCAAGAACTTAGTGAGATTTATGATGTTCTAGAAGAAGATTTGGATGTGATTTTATGAAATGTATATATGATGAGCGAGCCGAAGGTCGGTGCGAAAAAGAAGAGTGCAGGCATTGGATGGATTTCGAACCAGACCAGAATTGTGCTTTGATGTGTGTTGCTAAACACGGCAATCTAACCCTGGAAGAAGTCGGCAAAAGATTGAAGATTTCTCACGTTAGGGTGAAACAAATTCAAGACAAGGCCATAATTAAATTAGAAAAAAGAATGGGTGCGGAATGATATATTTCAACGTTAATATCTTCAAGGGCAACAAAAAAGATAGAAACATTTTTGTCAAATTTGAATCCAGAGACAAGTTTTTTGAATGGTTAAACATCTATGAACAATTTGAAAGAGATTTGGAAGGCACCGACGGTGCAGTGTTATCTGTTTCGTTTATAGAGGTGACTGGGGAAATATTTGATAAGCGCATAGAGTTTTAGTGTTTTAGAGACTATTTATTATTGAACGTTGTCTTACGAGGAGTAATGTAATATGAGCAAAGGTAGAAAGCAGATTTTAAATGAAGGTCAGGTTCGCAAGTTTATGAAGTTTGCTAACATTAAGTCAGAGGTATCCGACAGATTCCTTTCAGAGATGTATCAGGATGATTCTAGTGAGGGACTAGAGGAAGATTGCGACGACCTAGAAGAGGGTTGTGGTGATCCAGAAGTTTCTGGCGGCGACGTAAATTTACAGGAAGCTGGCGGTATGGAACCAGAAGAGCCCCTAGAAGATGAGGGTGCTGAGCTAGGTGACGAAGAAGAAATGGATCTAGGTGACGAAGAAGAAATGGATCTAGGTGACGAAGAGCTACCAGAGCCCGATGCTGGCGCTGACGCGGCTGAAGTAACGATTACTCCCGAACAACTAGATGTTATTGTACAAGTCCTCGATCAGCTTGTGGCAGCCCAAGGTGGCGATGCCGGTGAAGAAGATCTAGGTGACGAAGAAGAAATGGATCTAGGTGACGAAGAAGACCTAGATATGGGCGGCGAAGAAGACCTAGATATGGGCGGCGAAGAAGGACCACCCGAAGAAGAGCCCATGATGGAAAGCGTAGTTAATAAGATTGCAAAGAGAGTAGCAAAGCGCCTGATGAAAGAGCGCAAGCTGGGCTAAGTGTCCAGAAAAAGACTATTTAAGTTTTTAAGAAAACATTCCCTTCTGGAGACAGATGGGAATGTTTTTTATGCGGAGCGTGCTTTTAAAATCAATTCAATATTTAATTGGCTAACCTTGAATGGCAGCAAGCTATCGAGAAGAAGGATTACTTCTATTTTAAGTGATTATATCAATAATAGGGTTGACATTCACATTAAAAATGGTAAACTAAATATAACAAAACTGAAGAGAGAAGATATACATGAAGAAATCACACCTGTTTAAAATTTATTACAACATGGTCATAATGATGAATATGAAGATGGTCGGATTTACTGACCCGCTCAACGCAGCCCACCATGCCCTCGGCATTGAAAAGGATTTAGAAGAGATGTCTGAACTGGTTGATACAATTAGGGAAGAGCTGGTGGAAATGTATGACGGAGATTCCGAGGCAGCCCTGGCTGGCATAGAGAAATATATTTACACAGATCCATTTTATAAAATTACGAGCGAGCTTGCCGATGATGAGCAGATTGATTTCGATGCTGCCAAGGCAGAGATTAACTAACAACAAGAGGAAAATATGAGTAAGAAATATATTAAGGATGCAGAGCTGCATTCTAAATTATCTAAAGGCATTGAAGACCTGTCTGAATACGTGTCTGCAACGCTTGGACCTGGAGGCAGAAACGTGCTTCTCAAAAGCAAGGACAGACCACCAGTTATCACAAAAGATGGCGTAACTATTAGTAAATTTATGTCAGTACCCGGGCACTTTACCTCAGTTGGCGCAGAACTAATCAAAGAAGTTGCTTCGTTAACGAACGACTCCGTAGGAGACGGAACAACCACCTCAATTGTATTGGCTGCTGCATTGTATAAAGAATCTCAGAAGTTTCTAACTGCTGGAATCCGACCGATTGATCTAAAGAGGGGTATGGACCTTGCATGTGAGCAGATTGTTGAGACTATCCGAGAGGGTAGCCGGCCCATTACCAGCAAAGATGATGTTGAGCATGTTGCCGCAATTTCGGCCAACGGAGATAAATCCATCGGGCGTCTGATTGCGGAAGCCATTGATAAGATTGGCAAAGATGGTGCCATTAGTATTGAAGACTCAAGAACTGCCAAAACTTATTTGGACATTGTTGAGGGATTTTCATTTGGTGCTGGTTATGCGTCCGAGTCTTTCATCACAGATGAGAGAAAGAAGGCTATTAAGTTTGAGGATTGTCTTTTGTTTGTTACAGACAGAAAACTAGACCTTGAAGAAATGCTCCCGCTTCTAGAGATAGTTGCCCGAGACGGCAAGCCTTTTGTGATTGTTGCAGAGGACTTTGAAAAGAAGATCCTCAGTGCTCTTATCTTAAATGCGATTCGCGGAACAATGAAGGTTGTAGCGATTAAGGCTCCAAAGTATGGACAAGAGCGCCGACAATTGCTGTCTGATCTTGCCCTGTCTGTCGGCGCAAAGTTTGTTACAAGAGAGGGTGGAGCGCTCATCAGTGATATTAAGTTGTCTGACTTGGGTAATGCTAAGACTATTGAAATTTCCAAGAACAAAACAACAATTGCCGGTGGTGATTGTAAGTATGACCTTGTTGAGGAACGCATTGAACTTCTGAGGGAAGAGATAAGAACAGAAGACGACATAAACATCTGTGAAAGGATTCAAGAAAGAATTTCTAGCCTTTTGTCGGGAGTCGCAGTTATTAAAGTGGGAGCCCATTCTCAGATTGAAATGATTGAGAAAAAACACCGCATTGAAGATGCGCTGGAGGCTGTACACGCCGCCCAAACGGATGGCATTCATGGCGGTGGTGGCATCCCGTTATATCGAGCAGCAGCCGATCTATCTCCACCAGAAGATATTTCTGATAATGAAATGTTTGGGTTTAATGTGGTCAAAAAAGCAGCCGCTGCCCCCATTTGTAAGATTGCCGAGAACGCGGATATGTCCGCAGACCTTGTAAAACAAAAGATTGTTGACATTGATGACAATTTGGGGTATGATTTCTCTACAGGTGAGGTGGTTGACTTGCTAGAATCTGGCATTGTTGATCCGGTTAGTGTAACTTGCACTGCTCTAAGGAATGCTGTGTCGGTCGTATCGACGCTTATTAGCACTAACCACGCAATTGTAGAGGATTAAGATGAGCAATATTAAGATCAGATATTCGGTCACAGATAACGTAGAAGATATTCCAGGCATCGTAGCGGATAGGATTGAGAAAGTAACTGCTGACCCAGGACTCGACGCAATCTTTTCCACTCTAAGAGGGGCTGTGCGTTGGTGTAAAAAAGAGAGCATTGATTCGGCAATTGATGAACTTTCTTATGTACAGGCGATTGTACAAGACGCTTACACAACCCTAGAAGAAGCTAGAACAATCATGCAAGCTTATAAACAAGCGTTAACGGGCGATTATGAAGCGGCAGAAGAATCGCCGCCGCCAAAGCCAGATCCGCTGGCAATGGTCGAGGGCCTTAAAAACCTTGCAGATTCAATGAAGTCGCGACATGGCGAGAGTTGATGCATCCTTTTTGCTGTCTGTCTTTGTTGTTACAGCAAGAAACAGAGACAGGGCGCTAATGTTGGTTAGAGACGCCAGCATTGAAGATGAAAGGCTGCTGTTCATGCTGTGCAGGTATGTCAGCGACTTAACTCTATTGGAAAATGAAATAGATGATCTACCATCAAATGCGGTGGGTCAAGATGGTAAAATTGAGATAAGTTATATGCTTAAGAACTTAATAGACGTTTGTACTGATACTGAGAAAGAGTTGAGTAAATTTTCACATATCTCTTTGGAGCTACATTAAATGTCCACAGTAATATTGGGGTTTTTGTTGTTTGTTGTCGCCCATGTGTTTGGATGGTTCCAGGGTTATATGCAATTTATCAACCCGGCTTGGTCAAACAACCCTTTGTTATCAATTCTCTTATTCGGAATACCTGCGAGCGCTTTGTTTTGGTACGGCAACAAGGTGTTATATACACACTTTGAAGCCGCATGGTCGCTGAAGCTGATAGGTTTCAGCGCATCGTTTATCGTGTTCCCTGTTTTGGCCTATTATATGTTGCAGGAAAACCCCTTTCACCCAAAGACAATGCTCAGTATTCTATTATCTTGCGTGATCATAGCAATACAGCTGTTTTGGGACTAATTATAATATGATAGAAAAAGAACAACTAATCAACGAACTTCTTTCTGATATTATGGAGAAGAGAATTACCATAACAGAAGAAGAATCCGCCCGATTAAATCCAATTAGATGGCCTGCAATTAAAATCACAGAGGATTGGGGCCGGCGCACCTCAGCGGACAGAAGGGTTATTGAGTTGATTGCAAAGGGCATCAAAGGAACAACTGTAAAGGAAAAGGTTAGTAATTTACAGAGTTTTATTGACGCTGCTCTAACAAACGATGTATCCAAAAAATATACAGCAGCTGAAATTCTATCAAAGTTAATGTTCTTGGAAATATTTCGCAGCATTGTTGTTGAGTTTGGCCCGTCTGTGGCAGGTTTTTTGTTTGAGGCTCTGCTAGCTGGAACTTCAGAAGGAGAACAATTAGCTGATCCCGTTGATGGTTCCCTGCCAATCACAGATGTTATTCTGGGCAATAAGCCTGAAACTGAGGAGGACGCCCGCCAGCTCTCCTACAGCCTCAAAGTATTAAGCAAAAATGGAGTGTGTAAGGGAAGTTTTAGGAGCTTGGTCAACTTTTTTGCTCCGGGCGAAGAGAGTGAACAGACCGAGGATAAGATTACATATCTTATTGTTTCTAAAGAAACGGCCGACAAGAACAAGGACGAGCTTTTATTAAGGTTCTATGAGTTTGATATTACAAGGGACAACTTCTTAGAGTGGATTGGTCATAAAAATGTGAAGGATAGAGAGGTTGCAACTCCATATGAATATCGGCCCGGCCAAGAATTAGATAATTGGCTGACCAGAGACGGAATTAAAGTAAATTCCGACTTTATTAGGAAGAAGCTTGAGGTTATTAAAACTGGTAGACCATCAGATTTGTTTTCATCAAGAATGTTGAGACAACACAACCCAGAAGGCCCCAGGACATACAAAATTACAAAAGGTGTCAAGCTCGCTCCAGCAGAAGTATTGTCTGGAGAACATGAAGATAATGTTATTCCAGTTGGGACAATTCTAGATCCCGAGTTAGAATATGTTTTGTTGCAACGCGGAGAAGAGTCAACTTTTCTCGTTACAGGGCCAATGGTTAAGGCGGGCATTCAAAATCAAGAGGGCAAATATCTAAATAAGGGTGACAAGTTGGATGAAGATCAAGTATACATAATGCAAATTAGACAAGGAGTGAAAGAGGAGCGGTCATCGGACACAAAAGAATACCAGAATTTATATCATAACATTTTAGGAGACGACCCTGATAAATTAAATCCCAACGATCCACAATTTTTTGAAACACTTAAAAGATCGGCTGGATATCTCAAAAAATCCCAGTGGCACATCAGCGCGGATTACTATAGAAGAAGGGCAAGCATTCTTGGAGAACTATCTCTCTCTAGACAACACATCGACAAGGCAGCCTGGACATACGTTTATTCTTTGAGGGGTGAAGTCCGCAAAATCTACAATGCTTTAACCTCGTTGATTGAAAATATTAATCTTTATTTTCTTGGGGATAACCAGAAGGCTGGTATGGATGCTGTTAAAAACTCAGCAGAAGTCAACAAACAAACCAGAGTCGCAGTTGGTTTGGATAGACAATTCACAGCCAGAGAGCCCTTCTTCGACAAACTACCAACCGACAAACCATACGTGACAGAAACAAAGAAACCTCTTAAAGTTAGCGTAGATAGCATTGTCGGCGCCCTGTTAAGGGATTTTCTATAGACAGCTTGACCTTCAGCACCATTGTGCTATAATAGACATGCGCCGGCCACACGGGCTTGGGGCAATCATGTTATTAGGAGAATAGAAAATGTGGAAAGTTGGTTATGGTATTGGTAGGGATTTGGAAACAGAACTTAACGAGGTTTTTGGTGGAATGAGGCCGCTGTTTAACGAGGCCAAGTCTGCTGTTGAAACACTGCTTGGTGAAGAAACTTCAGAGAACAAAGACGGCTGGGACATTGCGATTCCAGTTCCCGGGTTGAAGCGTAGTGATTTTGTTCTGAATCTTAGAGGCAATAAGCTCAGCCTGATTGTAAACAAAGAGGATGTTCGTTGGCTGTCAAAGAAGTCGTGGAGTTGGACCGTTGCACGGGACACCAAGACAGAAGATATTTCAGCGTCATGTGTCGACGGCGTATTTACCATTAATATCAAGAAGCCTGAGTCTATGAATCCCACAGACCAAGCAATCAAAATTGGTTAAGAGGCAGCTATGAAGAAATTGAAAGATAAGTGCCCCGTTTGTAAGAAGAAGGGGCAGTTGGAAAAGGGCTCTGATTTCATCTTTGAACATGAGTGTGATGGCCGCAAGGTCAAAACTCTTCGAAGGTGGTCGGGTAATTCGGGTCGTATTATTCACGGAGATCATACTAGAGATACTGTTTGGTAGGTTAAGGAGTATCGTGGCATTAGTAAAAGACGCCAAGATTGGCGATTTATATCAAATATCAAATGATGCAGCAACACATCCAGTGTTCCACCCACAATATCATGATCAGCCTGACAATTATTGGCACGTTGGGTGGCTTCGCGTCCCGCCAAGTACATTTCTAAGGGCCGATGAGCTGTACAAAGGTGCATATATAATATATGTGGGATCGCTGACAATATACGACAGAAAGTTCCACACCTTCAGAACTTTTAAAGGTAAGGAAGTTTACTTGTTTCGAGGAACAGCTTTTCGATACTTAGAGGAGATTAATTAATGATTGTCAAAAAAGAGGTCAGTTACCTCGAAAACAAAATTAAGGACTTGGATTGGGCTTACAAACAATTCGGGTTTATTTTTGATCGAGGGGGCAAGATCGGGGGCGGTTTGCCCCGCAGAGCTTTGTTTGAAAATGGTGGTTCGCTGAAGAAATCTTCAAGGAATTTTCGTTCGAGGAAAGAGATTGGTATTGTTAACATTTTCGGCCTTCGGAAAGCGATGGAGAAAAAAGCTCTGGAAAAATATATGATCGCGAACCATCATAAGTTTGTAGACATTGACTTCTTTTTTGACAGAGCTGCCGACCACGCTCATTGTATCCAAACCCTCAAGGATTGTTCGGATTTTCATAGTAGTTCGGGATATGCAAATTCGTTTGTATTTGTAAGAAAAGAGAAGAAAGACTTTGTATTTACAAAGGTCCAACTTGTCAAGCGATCAATTTCAAAGCAGAATGATATTGAGGGAATTATTAATGATTTCGATTTCATTAATTGCATGATTGCCTTCGACAAAGATAGCGTTTGGTTCCACAAGGACTTTTTTGAAAAGAACGAAAAGAAGATTCTATCTTGTAATGTTGATTTCCCCCCTAAGCGCGCCTTCTTGAGAAGAGTTGGCAAGTATTTGGAATTTAATGATTCAATTGAGAACCATATCATCCCAACGATTAGACACGCAAGAGACGGTTTCGACGAAACTGAGTTTTTTCGCCTGCTTGCCGCCGGCAAATTTATGACAAAAGATGATTTGTTGTGTCTGTACGGAACGTGTGGTCGTTGGGCCGAGAATATGAATAAGTTTATTAGATTCTCTTTAGACTATGACACCACAAGGCAAGGTTCGGAAGAATATCTAAAACTTGGCAAGTATTTGGAATTTAAAAGATTTGAAAAGGTTCTTCAGACATGACAACAGCGACAAAACGAGTAAATAAGCAGATTTCTATTGCGAGAGCGATTGAAGCACCCAATCTTTATGAGGATTTTTATATGGAAGAGCCGGAAGAAAAAATGCAGCAACGTTCATCATACATGGTAAGTGGAGGGAGAAAGTTTTATCCAATTCAGGAGTCGTCGCCACTGCTTCCGGCAGGATACTACACAACTTCGGAAGATCGTATGGGGCATCATCTAGAAAAAAAATCCAATGATATTTCTGAGTTTTTAAGGTTTGAAGGTTCGCCCGCCGAAGTCATTATCGGAGAGTTCAAGTCCTTCTGGGATAAGAAAGAACTATACAACAAGATGGGCGAGGTTCACAAGAGAGGGTTTATGTTATGGGGACCACCCGGTGGCGGAAAGACCTCGATTTCTTCTATTATTATCAACGACTTCATCGACCGCGACAATGGTATTGTGATTGAATATGATCCCGAGCACACCATGCAGACTTATGAGGACTTTCGTTTGGTCGAGCCGAATAGAAAGGTCATGATTGTCATTGAGGATATTGACACATGGTGCGGCCACGATGGAATTGAATATTCACTTCTTCAGTTTCTCGATGGAAATATTAAATATTCTAACACCATCATTCTATCAACGACAAACTTCCCCGAGAGGTTGCCGGATAGATTGATTAATCGACCCTCTAGGTTCGACAGGGTGACATATATTGGTATGCCCTCAGAAGGAGAGAGGAAGCACTACATTGATTCTAAGGCAAAGACAAGCGACGACAAGATGAAAGAGAAGATGCTTAAAGATACAAACAACTTTACGTTCGCGCACATCAAGGAGCTTATTCTTTCAATCGAAGTGTTTGACTTGGACTATAAGGAGACTCTTAAGAGGTTGAACAAGATGCGTTCGAAAACCGAGAATTCTAGCCAATATGAAGAAGAGCTGCGAGGAAACAAAAAGAGCGATGATGAGTTTGTCCTGTAGCGAACTAGTACCCTACTACCAGTACCCCCCCCCACCTCTTCGAGGAAAAGATGAGTAAAAAGATAAAGTTAGAGCTTGCGGATTTGGTATACTTTGACAGCGTGGACGGGACAGATAGATCCTATGGAGTTGTTGTCGAAATTATAGATTTTTCTGACAAATGTAGGATCTTTTGGTATCACACTAAAAAAGAAATGTATCAGAGAAGATATGTTGACCCAGAGATTAGCAGGGTTAAGGTAATGCGAGATGATTCAAACGTTTGAAGAGGGCGATCTAGTCCAGCGTATAGAAGGATTCAGTTGGATGCCGCAAGGCACCGGAATTATTTTAACTTCCAGCGAGACTGTTGCTGCCCGAATCGGCCTGCACGGACGACAGCTATCTGCAAGGCAAAAAACTAATGAAATTCGATTACATCTAGTTCATTGGGTTCATTCAGGAAAGCGAACCTCTCATTATTCTGACAAGTTGCGGCATTATGAGGATAGTTAGAAAGCTAACGATCTCGCCGGGTGCCAAACATAAATGACTACTAGACAGCCATCAAGTACATTATAACTCGACTGTGGATAAACGTCAAGTGACAACCTATCACTTTGAAATCATTAAGGAAAATTAAGTTTTCAATTTATATTACACTTGATGTTTGTCAATCTGACCAGCCAACCCCGTACAATCGCAGCGGGGTTGGTTTGTCTATAATTGGAAATATACCAATTGACAGAACGCCCTGATCCGTGTAAAATAGGGGTGCGCTGACCGGATCTGCGCTTGGTTGGATTGTGAGGTTGAACGATGAAATACACAAAAGAAGATGAATGGCAAATGTTTGTTTCAGAAGTCGGAAGGTATGGAATGATTGTGAAAGTCGGACCAAAGTTTGTCACAGTCCGCTGGTTTCCCAGTAATTATTTTCACAACGATCGCTACACCGCCGGCTTTCAAACAGCAAGGCACCAAAATAATAAGAAAGACTTGCCATGGACATTGTTGGAGGATATTCGGTGAGATACAAAGTTGGTGATCTGATAGAAAACTCCTTCAATCTAAAGGGAATCATTGTCGAGGTGCGACCCATGGGATACATGATTATTTTGTGGTCAAAAAGTGGCTGGTTTCATCATCAAGTCGCACAACACCTTGGTCACAGCCATTGTCACAAAACATTCAAGGTGATAGCATGAAGTTTGAAGTGGGCGACATAATAAAGAATAAGTACGACAAAGACCCCAGCGAATACGCCGTCGTTCTTTCTGTTGACTTGGACAAAGGACAATATGATGTCATATGGATACCTAGTGTTAGATTCCCCGAACATGAAACGACAATTTATAATAAAGATCGATTGTACAGAAATTTTATAAAGATATCAGAATGAATTTCGAAGTTGGCGATATTCTTAAATGGATTGACCCTGGCGATCCCGCTGTTGGCATAATTTTGGCTGTGATTACAGACGAGGAATTTTGTTTGGAAATCTACTGGCTTGATTATAAGAGCGCTCATCATGAAGCGTACAACAAAGAATATATGAGGAAAATTTCATGAAATTTGAAGTGGGCGACTTGTTGGAGTATCGGTCAATAGCCGGACAATGTGTTGAGTGGCATGGAATAATTGAGGAGTTCTGTACCCGCAACAACGAGAAGTACGCGAAAATTCGCTGGTATCCGGCCATTGGCAATCCTGGCTTGAGAGCGCCGCGCCATACATTGCTCCACGAGTTGAACAGCTTGAAATACTGGAGGATAAAATGAGCAGAATACTATACACATCGGACACACATTTCGGACACGCAAACATCATTGTTTATTGTGAACGACCGTGGACCGATCTCAAGCAAATGACAGAAGATCTAGTGGAGAATTGGAATGCTGTGGTTGGCAAAGAAGATATCGTATATCATCTTGGTGATTTTTGCATGGGAAATCGCAAAAAGCGAATTACTGAGATACTTCCAAGACTTAATGGTAACATTGTTCTGATCGCCGGCAACCACGATTACCGCAAGACTGATAAGTATTTCAAGACGGTTGTTCGCTATAATCTGGTAGTTGAGGATGGCGGCAAGCTGATTGAACTAACGCACAGGCCAAAGAACGTAACCGGCGAATATGACTTGGCATTTTGTGGCCATGTTCATAAGGCATGGACTACAAAGCGAAAGGGCGATGTGATTGCCGGAAAGATCTGCGACACATACAGAGATCCCGAAATCGTTGCACCTTGCGACATTCATAATGTAGGCGTTGATGTTCGTGGCTTTACCCCTCGGACATACGAGGAGATTGTGAATGACATTTGAAGTGGGCGTATTGGTTTTAGACAAACGAATCGCATGGTTTTAGCTACAAGACAGATTCGGTGAGTAAAATATCATGAAATTTGAAATTGGAGACGTTATCAAATTTACTTCAGGTTCACACGTTGAATACGGAGTCCTTGTAGACATTGAGGGAAGCGATGAGCGATATGCTGGTGGTGCCATCGCGGACAATCGAAGGTATTGGGTTTATTGGCTTGAAAATAAACAAGAACTATATTTCACACGCTTCAACTTGGACGAGGTTGAGGTAATAAGCAGATGAAACACAAAGTATACATTATGGTCGGCCCATCGGGCTCCGGCAAGTCCACTTGGATCAAAGATAACCTGCCCCTCAATACCGTTGTGTGCAGCGCAGACAGGTTCTTTTACGAAGACCAGGGCGTATATCGATTTGATCCCAAAGGGCTTCAGAGCGCTCACAGACAGTGCCAGAGTGGTTATTCTAAATATATCCATCAAGGCTGGCAGGTTATTGCTGTGGACAACACAAACCTGACGAACAAAGAGCGGAAATTCTATGTTCGATTGGCAAAGAAATGCAATTATGAGATTCATTATGTTGTTTTCAAGTGTGATAACGTTGCATTGCTGGTGGGTCGGAACACAAAGGGAACGCCACAGCACACAATCGAGCGACATATCAGGAAAATGTCAATCCCAGACGACAAGAACGTTGAGATTGTTGAGGTAACATGAAGTATAAAGTTGGCGATATTGTTTACTATGTACGCCATCGAACGCGTCTTCTCGGCCCATGGACTCGACGAGTTATGAAAATTACTCACATTGATGGCGGAATATATCATTATGATCCAGTGCTTATGCAAGGACATTATGATCTGAACTGTCTTCGATTTTGGGAAGATTCTCCGGTGTACCTTCGCGGAGTAGTTTTGTGGAATGACAATGAATAACGATGACTTAGTTGGGTCTTTGTGGATTTTTGAGGCAACTCCTAAAGATAATCGTTGGTATGGCAAATATATGATCATATTACCAGACTACAAAACAGCTTGGATAACAGTCCCTCACAGCCACCGGTCCACACAACGCTTCTGGCGGCGCTCTCAGACCGACTATAAACATTTTTGGGTTCAAAAGAATTGTAGGAGAGTTGTGTGATCTTTGAAGTCGGAGACTTAGTATTGCTTGATAGCAAGCGCGAGGGAATCACAAATCTGAATGCGGTTCGGCATGGATATGGCATAGTTATGGAGCGGTTCGAATGGAAAGGCAAGCATGTCTTGCGTGTAGCTTGGCTGGCGTGGATAAGTCTTACTGACGAATATAAAACTCCAAATATTATGTATTACGAAGAAAGTCATACACATGCCACGCCGAAGGTAATATCCAAATTTAATGAATTGAAAAGTCGGCATATCCGCATTGATGTTGCTGTATGATTCTGCCATCACGATACCACCAAAGCGCAAGGGTTGCGCTTAGTCCCAAAACCCTGTATAATGACCTCACCAGCGCAGGATTGCGCCCGGTGACATTTGTTGATCGTCTGCAAAACGGCGAAAAGAGAGAGTTAGAAAATGAGTGTTGATTTCAAGACCTTTTGTGAGTTGGCCCCTGCGATTTCTGATGCGCGTTACCCTGTGATCCTGCGGGGTCGCCATGGTATCGGCAAATCGCAGATTGTTTATCAGATGGCAAAGAAAATGGATCTCAAGGTCGTGGAACGACGGGCATCCCAAATGACTGAGGGCGACCTTGTTGGTCTGCCGATTGTCGATGGAGAATCGACACGTTGGTGCCCGCCCGATTGGTTCAAGTTTGCTTGTGAAAACGCTGTGGTTTTGTTCTTCGACGAGGTTGACCGTGCAACCCTTGAAGTTCGCCAGGGTTTGTTCGAATTGACCGACAGCCGCAAGCTGAATGGTCATGTTTTGCACAAAGACACGGTGATTTACGCCGCTATCAACGGTGGCGAACATGGTGATCAGTATCAGGTTTCCGACATGGACCCTGCGGAATTGGATCGTTATGCAACCTGGGATCTTGAGCCTAGCGTAAAGGATTGGCTTGATTGGGCAAAGGATAATGTTGACCCCGTGATTTGGGACTTCATCAACAAGAACCACAATCATCTTGAGCATAAGGACAATTACGAGCCGAATAAGGTTTACCCTTCGCGGCGTTCGTGGCATCGTCTGAGCGATACTCTCGCAAAGGCCAATCTTGTTGAGGAAGCATCGCCTGCTTTGTTTACGCTTGCGATGGCTTTTGTTGGCATGGAAGCTGCTTCGCAACTTAACGATTTCGTTGCGAATTATGACCGTCAGGTCAGTGTTGACGACCTTCTGGCAGGCAAAGTCTGGGACAAGGTTGATAAATTCGACATTACGCAGCACAATGCGATGGTTGAAAAGATGAATGCCGTCGAGTTGTTCGCTGGCAAGATTCCGCCCAAAAAGCTGAAGAATCTCGCTGAGTATTTCGTTCGTATGCCTGCCGAGCCTGCAATGGTTCTGTTTGAGAAGATCGTAACTTCCGATGATGTGAACGTTCCTTCGTTCCATAAGCTGAATACTTCCAAGGGCTTGATCAAGCTCCACATCGTCAAGATCATGAAGGGTGATCAGGAAAAGAAATAGTCAACTTGTCCAAACCATCAATAACAAAAGGAGTCGAAATGACTGAGCATGTTGACGAAACGAAAGAGGGCTTGCAAGAGTCTGATTTCATTAACCCTGATAAAGAAAGAGAGCTTCCGTTCAATTTGAATCTGGAAATCTTCTCTCTTTTGTGTGAAGAACCATTCTGGGCTGCCCTAAGTCGCCGGATTGACAAGCGAGCTTCGCGGGCGATTCCGACCGCTGGTGTGCGAATTAATCCGATCAACGGACAGCTTGAAATGATCTATAATCCCGATTTCTTTGGGCCTTTGAAGCCGAAGCAGCGGTCGGGGGTTATCATTCATGAGTATTCTCACTGCATTTACGGGCACTTGGATCTCCGTCGTCCCGACGAAGAAGAAGCTTCTCATAAAGATTGGAACATTGCTACTGATTTGGCGATCAATGGCTTGCTCGGAGCAGAACGATTGCCAGAAGGTTGTTGTATTCCGGGTGTTGGACCGATGTTCGAAAAGTATCCGAATGGATTGTCCTCTGAAGCATATCTTGAATTGCTGAAGAAAGACGAGAAGTATCAGGATTCCAAGAAATGTCAAGGAAATTGCAAGCCTGGAGGCCAGGGCGAACCCTGTGAAGGTGAATGCAATTGTGGCAACAATGGTCAGTTTGATTCTCACGACGAATGGGACAAGACCGATTCTGCAACAAAAGCAATGGCAAAGGAGCGACTGAAAGACTACATGAAGAAGGCTGCACAGGAATGTGGCAAGTCTAATTCGTGGGGTTCTGTTTCCCAGGAAATGCGAAAGGAAATCATGAGTCGAATTGAGACTGTGGTTGACTGGAAGAAAGTCCTGCGCTCTTTCGTTGGTCGTTCGCAGCGTTCCGACAAGTCGAATTCGATTCGTCGTATCAATCGCCGCTTTCCGTACATTCACCCTGGCCGAAAGATCAATCGTGTTGCGAACATCGCAATCAGTATTGACCAGAGTGGTTCTGTTGGTGATAATATGCTGACCAAGTTCTTTGCTGAACTTAACAAGTTGTCTGAGCTTGCCACGTTCACGGTTGTTCCCTTTGATCATGAGGTATATGAGAAGAATGTTTATGTTTGGAAGAAAGGCCAACACAAACAGACTGAACGGGTTTCCTGCGGTGGTACACACTTTGGTCCTCCGACCAAGTATGTGAATGAAAACAACTTCGAAGGACACATTGTCTTGACAGATGGTTTTGCTAGTTCGCCTCCGACTTCTCGTTGTCGCAGAATGTGGCTAATTCCAGAGTCTTGCAAGGAAAGCCAGCCTTGGACAAACAACGAGATCAAAGTCTGGATCAAGGGTTGCTAGGCAGAATAACATGCGATGAAACAGTTTGAAAATGGCATGTTGGCGAGGGAACGAGAATGAATCAAGACGTTATCGATGAAATTGATTGTCCGGTTTGCGAGTCGCCAAAAGGTGTTCCATGTACTCGGAATGATGATGGCGGTTGCGGGATGAGATTGGATGATTTCATTGGACAGGGCAGTTACGAGGCAAGGCTCCGAGCGCACAAAGAAACAATGGAAGCTTTCGTTGATGATCCTGAAGTCTTTGAGATTTTTCATCAGAATGGAACAATCTTTCTGTCTGACGATGAATTTCTGCAATTGCTGGAAAGGGAGTCTGAGTAAATGCCGACTAACGTAACAAAAGGGAACAAACCTCAGAAGTTCCGGTTTGCCCTTGCAAGTGGTGATTCTTGTTTCCGCAAGCAGGGCAAATATCATATGTCCCCAGAAGGACCAGAACAGGAGAAATTCACGATTGAATATCCCAGGTTCAATTTCTCAGCCAAGTTCAAATACTTGAGGTGCGAAACTTTCCACAAAGGTGGCGAAATGGTTGTGGGATTCTTTTTGGAACTTGAGAGTGGAAAATTGGACAACACGCCACTATTGCCCAAATCAAAGGTGTTTATTGACTTGCACAGTTACGATGTGATTATGCAAAAGAGCGGGAAACTAGAAGGGAAATGGACATTCAAGCGCGCAGAACGCGGCTATGTCACCCTTTTTCAGGGCAAGTAGGTGAAACTAAATGAAACTTAAGATCGGTGATGAAGTCAGATGGCGTTCCAAAAAGAAGAACCAGCAGAGTGGCGAAATCAGTAGCGTGGACCGCAAGATTGTTAAGAAACACTATTACCACATGAACTGGAAAACAAAGACAAAACAACGTATAGATTACAAAGCCACAGATGGCTGGAATTATGACATTAAATGGGCAGACGGCACGACGAGTACAGAAGTCAGCAGCCGCAAGGTAAAGTCTACATCTCCACAAAGCAGAGTCCTAAAAAATCGGCAAATTAGCGTTCCTTTTGATGTGTCAACTGGAAATCCAGTCGTTGAGAGTAATTGCAGGGGAACCGGCGGCAAAACGGCAGTTGGGTATGTGAAGAAGGGGTTTGTTGCTAATTTCCCCAACTTTGAATTCGAAGCGAATATCAAATTTATTCAGTCCCGAATGTGGTCTTATTCTTCTACAGTTAGGATCTTCATGTTCAACATTGATAGTGGGGATCTCGACAACACGCCGTTTTTGAAGGGTTCTGTTGTGGCAATGCACCATAAAGATTTCGACAACATGCTGAAAACTGCAAACTTTTCCAATGGTGTTGTTAGCGGGCGATGGACGTTCAAGAAATCTCATGGGAAAACCCTTTTGATTAGGATTAATTAAATGAAAGAAGGCGCAGTTGTTGTGCTTTCGGCACAAGGGCAAAAGGCCCATTGGCTTCGACACTTGAGACATCGGATCGGGATTGTGACAAGAACACGCAAGTATTGGAGAGAAGAAAGGGTTTATGCCTGCGATGTTAGGTGGATTCCGGAAAACAAGGGCAAGTGGGCTTATGGAAATAAGAATGTTCCACGAAGTAACCTCAAACATTACGCAACAAAGAAGGAGCTATCAGAATGAAAAGATGGAAAACTGATGAAATTGTTAAACTATTGAGCGATCCAAATTGGGTCATTGAAGTACAAGGTCCAGGCGGCGATGGTGACAGTGATAATCTAGTATTGGAAGCTAAGGGCGGAACAGCACGTTTGTTTATCTGCGGTTTTGATTACAATCATGGATGGATTCAAAATTCGTCAGACTGTGACATTCATCTGGTTGCGGTGAGTGATGGAATGGACAGCAGAGGTGGTTTGAATACAACTTGCCGAAAGACTGGGGCAATGTACGTCGAGGTTCGCGGAAGGCTGGAAGAAGCTGGATTCAATACGGTTCCGTGTTTGAAGG